ATAATTATATAGAAGCATCAAAATATGTAAGGCGAGGTAAAAGCTATGCGTATGATGTTATAAAAAGAGAAAGAAGTAACCCTTATGGGTTTACCTTTATATAAAAATGACAACGTTCTTTAATTGCTAATAAAAAAAATCGAAAAACTTAAATTATAATAATAATTCGAGGTCGAGTTTGAACTTATCGCAATCAGTCAATAAAACCTAGTTTGGTCATTCTAGGTTTTTTCAATTAATTTTGTAAAATGAATAAACAAAATGTTACATTAAAAAAGGCGATGTTAGAAGCCTTGGAAAAATCATTGGGTATAGTTACTACTGCTGCCAAAGCAGTTGGTATAACTAGAAAAACGCATTACGATTGGTTAAATAAAGACCCGGAATATAGAAAGGCGGTAATTGAGTTAGAAGATTTGGCGCTAGACTATGTAGAGTCAAAGCTATTTAAAAATATTGAAAAGGAAAAAGAGGCCAGCGTATTTTTCTATATGAAAACAAAAGGTAAGAAAAGAGGGTACGTAGAACGCCAGGAAATAGTACACCAAGGCGCTATGCCAGTAAGTAAAATATCCGAGGAGGCAATGCAAGAAATAGATAAGATACTAGACAAAGAGTACTAAAATGGGAAAATGGAAGCAGTTAGGGAGGTTATTAAAAATAAATGTATTGATAGTTTACTATTCTTTACAAGATTTATATTTAAAGAAAATACAGGCAATAAATTCGAGGTGGCGCCGTTTCATATTGAACTGGCCCAAACCCTTGAAAAGGTAAGCAAAGGCGAAATAAGCCGGCTTATAATTAATATACCGCCTAGGTATGGTAAGACCGAAATAGCCGTAAAAATGTTTATAGCCTGGTCGCTTGCTAAAAACCCAGCCGCTAAATTTATACACCTATCCTATTCAGATGCCTTGGCGTTAGATAATTCAAGCCAAACCAGGGAATACATTACAGGAGACGCATACCAAAGTCTTTGGCCATTACAACTTAAAAAAGATAGCCAAAGCCAAAAGAAGTGGTACACAACCGCAGGTGGTGGTGTATATGCGACTGCTTCGGGTGGTGCAATTACAGGATTTGGTGCCGGTAGTGGTGGGGCTATTATTATAGATGACCCTTTAAAGCCGGACGATGCCGTTTCAGATGTTAGGCGCTCGTTTATTAATAACCGATACAATACTACAATAAGATCCCGTGTAAATAGCAGAGACGTACCTATTATCGTTATTATGCAAAGGTTACACGAGGACGATTTAAGTGGTTACTTATTAGACGGCGGGAGTGGCGAAGATTGGCACCATTTAAAGCTGGCAGCAATAGACGAAAACAACAACGCCCTTTGGCCTAGCAAACATAGTTTTGCAGAATTAGAAGCTATTAGGCAAGCCGACCGTTATACGTTTAGTGGTCAGTATATGCAAGAGCCAGCACCGCAAGAGGGTGGGGAATGGCGTAAAGATTGGTTTAATATTATTAATAAAGCTGAAATACCCGCAGATGTAAACTGGGAAATGTTTATTGATGGGGCCTATACAAAAGACACTAAGAACGACCCGACAGGAATACAGATAAGCGGTAAAAGCGGCGACAATCTTTACATACTTAAAAGCATTGACAAATACCTAGAAATGCCGGAACTTAAAACCTTTATAGAAAGTTTCGTAAAAGGCTGCGGGGTTAAAGTTCAACAAATATTAGTTGAGCCTAAAGCGTCGGGTAAATCATTGGTACAATTATTAAGGCGCGAAACAAACTTTAATGTATCGGAATTAAAAACAGATTTTGTTAAGTTTAGCAAAATTGAAAGGGCCAGGGCTTCGTCGCCATTTTTAGAAGGTGGTAGGGTGTACTTAGTTAAAGACAATTGGAACGATGCGTATTTGCAGCAAGTTAGCACTTTTCCAAACGCTAAACACGACGAACATATTGACGTTACAAGTTATGCAATAGAGCGTAATTTATTAAAACGCTTTTTTGTTGTGTAAAATTCGTATTTTTACAAAAAATTTTATATATAGATGGCCTCAATCTTAGATAGATTTAAGACGCTTATTACTAAACAAGCGCAAAACACAAACGTAAATTATAACAAAGCACTTTATAACTGGCTAGGTAATTCGATTATTTGGAATAGCGAAAACGACGATACATATATTCGCGAAGGCTACCAAAGAAATGCAACCGTTTATAGTATTATAAACCTGGTAACAAAGGCGGCATCTACAATACCTTTGCAGATTTATGAAGTAACAAACGAGGCCAACGCTAAACGTTATAAGTCAATGACTAGCGGCTATATGGATAGCAACGCAATGCACGCGGCTAACGTACTTAGAAAGCGCGCATTTACTGAAATAGACCACACGCCATTACATAAGCTAATGGATAGGCCAAACCCAGCGCAATCATATAACGCCTGGCTAACTGAAATATTAAGTTTCGGTTTACTTACAGGGAACCGTTATATTTATGGAATTGGGCCAGAAAGTGGGCCAAGCCAAGGTAAATTTACAGAGTTATACATACTACCTTCACAAAACGTTGAAATAGTAAGTGGCGGTATTATGGAGCCAGTACAAGGTTACAAACTACAATACAACGGAACGTTTGAAGCTGCGGCCGAAGATGTTTGCCACATTAAAAACTTTAACCCGGATTATGACGGGACAGGAACGCATTTATACGGACAGTCGCCGCTTAGAGCAGGTTTAAGAACTTTAACTACAAATAACGAGGCAGTAGTAACTGGAGTTAAATATTTACAAAACCAAACGGCTAGGGGTATCTTAATGAGCGACGAGGGAGATATTAACGAAGTGCAAGCGCAACAATTAAAAGATAAATTTAGGCAGCAGCACCAGGGAGCAAATAATGCAGGGGACGTTATAATAACGCCTTCAAAACTAAGCTGGGTTAACTTTGGATTGCCAGCTTCCGATTTGGCGCTTATTGAGCAGTACAATAGTAGTATAAAAGACCTTTGTAATATTTACAATATACCGGTACAATTATTAAACAATACCGACAGTTCTACATATAACAATATGAAGGAGGCCAAAAAGGCTTTATATCAAAACGCGGTTATTCCGGAACTTATAAAATTAAGAGACGAATTAAACAGGTGGCTAACTCCTAAGTATGGCGAAAACCTTTATATTGATTTTGACTTTAGCGCAATTCCGGAACTGCAAGAGGATATGGATAAGCTGGTTAATCAATTGGGCCAGGCCTGGTGGGTAACGCCAAACGAAAAGCGCCAAGCTATGTTCTATGGAGAAGCCGAAAGCCCTTTAATGGACGAATATTATATGCCAGCCAATTTAATGCCATTGGAAGTATCTATGCCGGAGTTAGAAAACCCCGCACCTATAAACCAACAGTAAATGCTTAAAGCAGTAAAAGACACTTGGCAAAATGCGTTCGAACGTACTTTGGACAATGCAGAGCGCGCCGCAGTTCGTGATTTTACAAATTACTATAAAACAGAAACCGATAAAGCTATTGGTATAATGCTACAAAAGGGTAGTATCAACGAACAGGATTTGTTAGGTGTATTTACTAGAGACGGTTTTGCAAAGCGTTACGAGGCTTTATATGAGCGTATAGGTATGACTTTTGCTAATTGGTATGCAAAGAACTTTGACAAGTATATAACAAAGGGCGTATCGCCTAACCAATTCCAGGAACCTTGGAGGGCAGCATTTAGAAGTATGGGTATTGCAGTAGGCGCTCAAAGAGTTACATTAGTGCAAGGAACTGCAAAGAAAACGCTTATTAAAGTTTACAGAAAATTAGCTAACGATCCTATATTCCAAACAGAAGGCGAAGTTGTTAAAGGCCGTATGTTAAGGCAGCAATATAGTAAATACAATACATACCAGGCTAAACGATTAGTTAGAACAGAAGCTACTAACGCGTCAAATGCTGCATTACATAGAAGCGCCCAAGATATTTTCCCTGGAGCAGATATGCAAAAGGAATGGATTACCGCAATGGACGGAAGGGAGCGAGATTCGCACGGCGCAGCAAATGGTCAAATAGTAGATTTTGATAAAAAGTTTACAGTAATGGGCGAGCAATTAAGATGGCCAGGAGATACAAGCGGAAGTGCTGCAAATATAATTAACTGCCGTTGTGCTATGGCTCCGTTTCCAAAACCTAACGCTAATACTACAAATATAATTGAGCAAATAGGCATTGGTATTGCGATAGGTCAAGCCGAGGAATTAATAAGCTAAAAATTTAATATCTTTACAAAAATTTTATTATTATGATGTTATACAAAGCATCGCCAATTGGAGATTTAATTGATGCCGACGACAAAGCCGGTATTGTTAAAGGTTATGGTTCTGTTTTCGGGAATGTAGATTCAGACGGGGACATAATTACCAAAGGCGCTTATACAAAAACAATCAAAGAGAATGGCGACCGTGTTAGGTATTTATACCAGCACAATATGGATTGGCCGCTTGGAAAAATGATAAACCTATACGAGGACGAAAAGGGCCTAGTATTTGAAGCCGAAATACCAAAGACAAGATTAGGTAAAGACGTAACCGAATTAATTAAGGCTGGCGTTATTACAGAAAATAGCGTTGGAATTTTACCAATTAATAAAGCAATGGTAGGTAACAACCGCGAAATTAGGGAAGTTAAACTTTTTGAAATTAGCGCCGTTACACTAGCAGCTAATGACCAGGCCTTAATATTAGACGTTAAAGGTAACGTTGATATTGACAAAGCCGCACAAAAATATGATAACCTAGCAAAGCTAATTCGTAAGGGAGATATTTCCGACGAGTTAGGCTATGCTATTGAAGCCGAACTTTACAAACTAAAATCGCTTTTTGTAAGCGCCACAGAGCCGTCTGTTGAGGACACTTTGCCGGAGACAAAAGAAGCTGATATTAGTGAAGTATTGAAATATTTACATAATTCACTTAAAAAGTAAAATCTAATGGAAGATAACATTAAAACCCAATTGGATCAAATTTCAAACGAAATTGATTCAAGAATTGAAAAGGCTTACGGCCAGGCTTTAGAGTCTGCAAACGGAAAAGCTGACGAAATGATTAAAGGCGAGGTTTCTAACCTTGTAAACAAGTTCAACGAACTTAACGAAAGATTAGACGCTAACGAAGTAGCTGCTAAAAAAAGATTTGAAGCTAACAAACCAGCTTCTTTCAAAAACGGTTTAGCTGACGCATTGAAAAACGGAGCAATCGAAAGCCTTGTAAAAGGTGGTTCACGCTCTGCTTCTTTTGAAATTAAAGCTGATATGACAACTGGCGCTGACTTTACAGGCGAGGTTATTCCTGCTCAAAGAGTTGCTGGGTACAAATTTGACCCAACAAGACCAGTACACGCTAGACAATTAATTCCACAAGGATCTACAACTTCTGACGTAGTAAGATTCGTAAAAGAAAGCGGTTACAACAACGCTGCTGCACCAGTTGCAGAAGGTGTAACAATGGCCCAGTCTGATTTCGATATGACTGCTGCTGATGCTAACGTTCGCAAAATTGGCACATTTTTTAGAATAAGTGAAGAGATGCTCTCGGATACTCCACAACTTACTTCTTATTTATCTGCAAGAGCGCCAGAAAAATTATTGGAAGTTGAAGACACGCAAATTTTAAGCGGTGCTGGAACAGGGTCTAACTTAAGCGGTATTATTACAGATGCAACTGCATTTGCTGCTGGCGCTTTTGCTGGAGCAATCGAAGCTGCTAACGAGTTTGACGTATTGACTGCTGCATTAAACCAATTAGCGTTATCTAACTACAACGCTGATTATATTATGCTTAACCCTACAGATTTCCACAAAATCTTATTATTGAAAGGTTCAGATAACCACTATATTAAAGATTCTGTTTACGCTGGATTGCAGCCTACTTTCTTAGGAGTTCCTGTTGTAATTAACACGGCTATTCCAACTGGAGACTATTTAGTTGGTAACTTCGGAATGGGTACGCAACTATGGGTTAGAGATAACGTTTCTGTTGAGTTCTTT